GACTGGATAACACAATTTAAAGATTTAACAGATGATGAAGCTGGTAAACTTATTAAGCATTTTTTTGAGTATGTAAATGATTTAAACCCTAAAAGTGACAGACTTATTGAGTTATTATTTAACCCTATAAAAGCAACTTTAAAAAGGGACTTAGGAGCGTGGGAAAGTAAGCAACAAACTAATAAAGAAAATGGTTTAAAAGGTGGAAGACCAAAGAAAGAAATAACCGAAATAAACCCAAATAACCCAAACGGTTTATTAATAACCCAAAATAACCCAGAAAAAGGCGTTAGTGTTAATGTAAGTGTAAATGATAATGTAAATGATATAAAAGAAGTACTTAATGTCCGAAAATTAAAATTTTCAGAAAATCTAAAACCTTTTTTAGAAAAGTATTCAAAAGATATGCTTAACGACTTCTATTTATACTGGACTGAACATGGTGAAAAGGATAAAAAAATGAAGTTTGAAAAACAAACAAGTTTTGGATTATCTCAAAGATTAGCTTATTGGAATAAAAACGATTTTAAACCTAAGCAACAAAATAAAATTGATAACCCTCATGGACTTTCACTAGCTCAATTAGAAAGTAACAGAATAGCAAAATTAAATATTGAAGAAGCTATTAAACAAAAAGCAATTGATAAGGAACTAGATAGATTAGATGAATTAAGACGTAAACAACAAAACTCATGATACTAAAAAAAGATAATGCAATAGACTATCTTTTCGCTGTAAAGGATGGCAAGGTTAAAAGCGGTTTAGGTTTAGGCTCTGATTTAATAGACAACTATATCAGATTTAAACGTGGTCAAATGAACATGATTTTAGGAGGTGCAAACGTAGGAAAGTCATATTGGTTTCAATGGTATGCTTTAGCAGTTTCAAGTCAACACGATATTAAATGGACTTTGTGGATGGGTGAAGACGAAGTAGGCGAAACAATGATTAATTTAATTCAAATGTATGCAGGTCGTAATTTCTATGATTTATCACATGATGAGATTAGAAAGTATAATTTAAAGATTGAACACTGGTTTACATTTATAGACCCTTCATTAATTTATTCGCCTACAGACCTTTTAAAATTATTCAAAGAAAGTGAAAGTGACGCTTTTTTTGTAGACCCTTACACAGGTTTGAAACGTGGGTATGGTTTTAGTGATAACTATGATTTTTTAAATGAGATGCGAGAATTTTGTAATAGCTCAAAGAAAACCGTTTATATTTCTTTACACCCTTCAACAGAAAGTCAAAGAAGTACAGGTCAATTTCCAAAAGGTCATGCTTATGAAGGACATCAAAAACCTCCAAAAATGGCGGATGCTGAGGGCGGTCAATCTTTTGCAAATAGGGCAGATGACTTTTGGATAGTTCACCGTTTAACACAACATGAAAGTCAAAACGATGTTACTGAAATTCATGTAAGAAAAAATAAAAGAAACAGAACAGGAGGACAGCCTACATTAATGGAACATCCTTTAAAATTCCATTTCAATAGAGGAGTTGGATTTTTAACTGGAGGTTTTGATTTAATTAAAAGAAAAAATTTAATAATAATTAACGATGGAATTAAACCAAATACAGATTTTTAATGGATAAATTAGACCTTAGAATAGGAACAAGCAAAACAAATCTTTTGTTAACGATTACTAAAATGATTGTAAAGGCTAATTTAAAGACCACTAGCGACATTAAAAGAGTTGGACTAGTAGAAATATCAGATGACTTAAAATATTGCTTAGAAACGATTAAAAAGTTAGAGATTGAATATAACATATCAAGACAAAGAGCGTTTGACTTAGAATTAATATGTTTAATGGCTAAAAATGAAGTGAAAAAACAAATAAAAAGAAATGAAGAACTAATTAAATTGATATGAAAAAAGAAATAAATGTAATTGATGATATGATTTTAACTCATAATATGCAAATTAACGGTTTAATACCAAATCCTTTTAAAATACCTTTTGATGATGTGGATATTATAGTTTCATCTAATGAAAAATTTTTAATTGCAATTTCTGAATTAATACCTAATGACAAATACTGTTATTTAAGATGTTTATTTATTAAAGAAGAATATAGATTAAATGGTTTTGGAACTCAAATAATGAAAATTTTAATTGATGATTGTATAGAAAAAAATATTCATTCAATTGAATTAGAAAGTGAAAATAATTCACTTAATTTTTTTAAAAAATTAGGTTTTAAATTAAACGGTGAAAGTAATAATAGAATGGTTTTAAATTTTTAATTATGAAAAAAGATATTAAACAAAAAGTAAGAAGTATTTTAGAGTTAGTTCCATCTACAAGAGATAACGATAGCGAATTAATATCTATATTTTGGGAGCAGGAACTAGGACATGAAATGATTAATTTATCAGCAGAAAGTTTTTTGACTATGTTTGCTCACTCAAATGTTTTAACGAATGCAGAAAGTATAAGACGTGCAAGGCAAAAAATACAGGAGCAGAATGAACATTTAAGAGGTTTAAAATATAGAGTTAGACAAATTTTAGGTGAAGAAGTAAGACAAACTATAAAAGATTTATAATGGAAAAGATAAACATAAAAGCATTGAGCGTTAATTCATGTTTCCAAGGAAAACGCTACAAGAACCAAGTACATAAAGATTATGTTAAAGAGGTGTTAAGCCAGTTACCGATTAAATTTATAGGTAGACCACCGTATAAACTAATACTAGAATTTGGTTTATCTTCTAAACTTCAAGACCTTGACAACTGTATCAAAGTATTTCAAGACTGTTTGACGGTAAAGTATGATTTTAATGATAGAGACGTTTATATGATTGAAGCACAAAAATTTATAGTTGAGAAAGGAAAAGAATTTATCAAATTTGATTTGATTGAAAAAAAATAAGTATATTAGCACCGAAAAACTAAATAGATATGAAAGAACAAATAACATTAGGTGGTTGCAACTACATTTATATTCAAGAAAATAATGAATTTCAATTATTTTACGATGAAAAAGATACTTCGTGGAGAGAAGATTTAAGGGGTAAATTAGCAACTAAAATAATTGATACAGGAAATGATTTAAAGATTATTCAAGAAAAAAAGAATAGGTTAGATTATTCTGAAGCAAGTGAAATAAAGTTTCTACTAAATAAAATATTAAGATGAAAGAATTAGAACTAGAATTACAGAAATTAAAAGAAGCAATTGAGTTGAAAGACCCGTATTTACAGATTTCAGCAATAGGAGTGCTAGGATTAGCTTTAATAGAGTTATCAAATGAGTTAGATCATAACTACGATGACTGTGTTAATAATGCAATAGAAGACTTAAAATGAGAGATAATAAATGGATTGTAATATTGTCAAGTTTACTAATTGGATTAGTTATATTTTTATACTGGCAAGAAGATAATATAAAAAATGAAAACGAGATTAGAAAATTAGATGCTAATTTAGATGCTATAGATAACAGTATTGATAGCTTGATGTGGGAAATTAAGACAAGGAAAGTATTAGATAGTTTAGAATTAAGATTAATCGAATTAGAATCATATTAATATGGAAAACATAATAGCGAAAAACAAAACAACTGATTTGATTATACAAGTAAACTACATAGACGACTTTATTATTAAAGGGCAAGTTTTGGTAGGTGACCAGTATAACCATATTGGTAAACAAAGTTACTGGAGTACGGCAAGTTTTAATATTTCAAAAATAAATTATGATAATACAACCGATACTAGACCTGCCGAATAGAAGAAATATAATTACTAAACATGGTGTTATAACTGATTTACACAAGGTAACTATTGAATGGTTTAAACATGAGAATGACAGCGTATTTATGCGAGAATTTGTCAACTATATTGTAACTAACTATAGTAACTTCAAAACAAAAAAATGATAATAGAAGAATTAAGAATTGGGAATTTAGTATTATTTGAAAATGAAATTCAAGAAATATCATCTATTCATTCAGATAATACAGTAAGATTAAGAAAAAACAAAAATGAAAAATGTCACGGATGCTATACAGTAAATAGTGAAAAAATTAAACCAATATTATTATCAAAAGAAACATTATTAAATTTAGGTTATAAAAATATAGGAATGTATTTTAAAATTGATAGCAATATTGAATTTTTTGTTAATGATAACAAGTTAATTTGCGATTTATATGATGAGACAATTTACAATATGGATTTTGTTCATCAATTGCAAAATTTACATTTTTCACTTTATCATGAACAATTATGACAAAAGAACTTTTTGAGTATATAGAATTAATTGTATATGAAAATATAAGATGCAAAAATTATAACTATATTTATCAATTGATATGCAACAATTAGAGAAATTAGAGAAATACTGTAAAGATAGAAATATAGAAGCCACTTTTATAGATGGTATTCTTATCGAGCCTTTGCCAATAATAAAATACAACTATAGAGTTAAGAAAGATGCTTGGTTTTTAGAAATAGCAGTAAATAAATACGGTTGTTCAACTGTTGTAGATGCAATGTTTAACAAAAAAATGACATTAATATTGTAATTGAACTCAATATTTTTCAATTATGGAAGACAAAAGAAAATTAAATGGTGGTCATTCAAATGGTGGTCGCAAAAGTAAAGCAGAAGAACAAAATCTAATTGAGAAACTTTCTCCTTTGGAAGAACAAGCGTTTATTAAACTTTCAGAAGCTATTGATAGTGGTAAAGATTGGGCTATAAAAATGTTCTTTGAATACATGTATGGTAAACCTAAACAGCAAACTGATATAACGTCTATGGGTGAAAAGATTCAGAATGTTATACATTTAGGAAGTGGAATAAATCCGAATGAAACTACTAATTAAACAGGAACACGCTACTTTTTTTCTAAACGATAAAGTAACCGAAGAAGTTCTTTACGGAGGTGCGGCTGGTGGTGGTAAATCTGCATTTGGTTGCTTGTGGTTAATTTCAATGTGTCAAAACTATCCTAACACTAGATGGTTAATGGGTAGGGCAAAACTTAAAACATTAAAAGAAACTACTTTAAACACTTTCTTTGAACTAGCAAGTAAGTTAGATATAGGAGATGAGTTTAATTATAACGCTCAATCAAATGTTATTCACTTTCACAATGGTAGTGAGATAATTTTAAAAGATTTATTCCTATATCCTTCAGACCCAAACTATGATAGTTTAGGTTCTCTTGAGATTACAGGTGCATTTATAGATGAGTGCAACCAAGTTGTCTATAAAGCGTGGCAAATCGTTAAATCTAGGATAAGATACAAACTAACTGAATATAATTTAATACCTAAAATGTTAGGCACTTTAAATCCTGCAAAGAATTGGACTTATAAAGAATTTTACCAACCATCTAAAAACGGAACATTAAAAGATTATAGAAAGTTCATACAAGCCTTGCCACAGGATAATCCCCACTTGCACCCATCTTATTTAAAGTCATTATTGCAATTGGATAATAATGCAAAGCAAAGGTTATATTATGGTAATTGGGAATATGATGACGACCCATCTACATTGATTGATATGGATGCAATTATAGACTATTTTAATCCCGTTCATATAAATGATGAGGGTAAACACTATATTACTATTGATGTGGCTCGTAAAGGTAAAGATACGACTGTTTACAGAGTATGGAATGAATGGAAGTGTATTGATGTTGTAATATTTGCAAAGAATACAATAGTAGAAGCATTTGAAGAAGCTCGAAAATTACAAGCTAAATACAACGTGCCGAATAGTCAAACAATAGCGGATGAGGATGGTGTTGGTGGTGGTTTGGTCGATATGTTAAGATGTGAGGGGTTCGTTAATAATAGTAGAGCTTTGAATGGTGAAAACTATGAGAATTTAAAAAGTCAATGTTCTATTTTAATGGCTAAAAAAATACAGAATAGAGAATGTGGTGAGGTTTCAAATAATACACACGTTCGTGATTTAGTTAGTGAAGAAATGGAGCAAATTAAACAAAAAGAAATTGATAAAGATACTCGATTAGGTATTATTTCTAAAGATGTTATAAAAGCAAACATAGGTCGTTCTCCTGACCATTGGGATAGTATAATGATGAGATACTATTTTGAACTTAAACCAAAAGCAAAAGCACCTAGAAGCAGATTACTATGATAAAATTCAAGACACAAATAAAGGATTTCAATTTACCTACTAGTTGGAACGATGTAATATTTAAAGATTATCTAAGGTTGCAAAGTTCAAACGAATTAGAAGCATTAAAGATACTTACAGGATTAAACGAGATTGAAATATTGATGTTAGACATTGAACAAATAGTTCCTTATATCGAGTTCCTGCAAGATGACATTAGTCAAATAGAACCTTTAAACTTTATCAATGATACGATATTACCAACTGATATAGGTGAATGTACATTTGAAGATAAAATACTAGCTTGTAGGTCAATTGATAATATTACAAAGGTTATTAGTATCTATTCTAAATTAGATGAAATTGATATATTAAATGCTAGTTGTGAAAGTGTTTTTTCAGCTTACAATTATTTGATACTGCAATTAAAATCTATTATTGAAAGAGATAATGGAAGGCTAAAATCGGACATAACAATAGAGCAAAAACAAGCAGGAATAGATATGTTCAATGAGTTGGGAGACTTTAATACAATTGACATGATAGCAGAGAAATATGGGTACTTACATTCTGAAGTTGAGCAACTATCTTATAATTTAATCTTTTTAATACTGTTAAAATCGAATATAAGTACTAAATTTGAGAGTAATTACACAAAACTTATGAGAAATGACAATTAAACAATTAATAAGCTCACACGTTGCCTTAATGACGTCTAATAGTGAAACATATACTTTTCTTCATTCAGAAACTCAATTTCAGAATTTAATGTCTGATGAACAATTGTTACCGTGTGTTTATTTAGATATGCCTATGAAATATACACCCAAAATAATGAGTACAGGAGCGTTTCAAAAGACTTATATTTGTGTGGCTTTATTTCTATTCAAATCTGAATTAGACGATAACGATACACAGCAGGAAGAAACTTTTGTAAAGGCTGAAGCATCTCAACGTGAATTTCAATTATTACTTGAAAACGATGTGGATAATGTACGAGATTTAGCAGTTGAAACGTGTGTTCAAGTTCAAAACTTATTTGACACTAATATGAGTGGAATAATGATGCCGTTTAGTTTAAGAATGATAAATACTGCTGGTGTATGTTAAAGCAAACTAAATATTTGTGGCTCATCTGTATAGGTAGTTGGTTATTAATTGGTTTAGTTATTTGGTATGTCAACAAATAAAGAGATATTCGACCAATTTACGAATACAATTATTCCAGAGCTAAAAAAAGTTAGTGGTTCTTTGGGTTCTACAATGTATGCTGAAAATACTGATAATAGTTTAACAATTTATGCTAGTCCATTTATATCGGTGTTATGGAAAGGTAGAAAGCCAACTTCATCAGGTGCTAAAACTGGCTCACCAACTTTACAACAAGCTATTTTAAGTTGGATAAAGAAGAAAGGTATATCAGGAAAAGCAAATGCACAAGGCAACGTCCCAACAAGTGAGCAATTAAGTTGGGGTATCTCTAAGTCTATTCACTTAAATGGAACTAAGTTATACCAACAAGGCGGAAAACAAAATATTTTTGAACCGATTTTGACTACAAATAGAATAGATAATTTGTTAAATTTGATAGGACAAAGGTATTACGTTCAAATAACTAATATTACAATTAAATGATAGCAATTACAAAGAATCCAACAATATACATTAACAACAATGCTAGTAAATGGTTTCCAGCACACCAACCGATAACATTTGAGGTTACTAGAAAGGATGTGAATGTCATTCAAAAGTATGTTATTTACGGACAAATTCAATTTAACTTAACGAGTAGACTACCAAATACTGTTTTAGTAGGTCAATCAATTACATATGTACAAAGTAATAAATCAATTACTTTAATTGTAACGGGATTCGGTAACAACTTTATTCGTGTTGCTTATAACTCATCTTTAATTGGTGGGGTTTTAGGTTTCATTAATTTAAACGACGCTTTAAAAGGGCATTACGTTGAAACATTAATTAGTTATGTAACAGCTTCAAATGTTTATCAAGTTTTAGGTTCAATAAAGAATAAAGTAAATAGCTTAGGAATTGCGAAAGTTTCAGTACAAGAGCTGCTATCGACGAAGACAATTAATCAAAATGATTTTCTTTATAATAAGATAAACGCTAAACAATTTGGTGAAGGTTCTAAATTCAATATTCAAATTAGGGAATGTTTCAACGGTATATCTGGCAAGTACACAATCTTAACTGATTCAAACGTACTTTACTATACAAATTCAGCAAATCAAACACAGGATAAGTATGGTTACAATATGGGTAGTCATGTGCCGACATATGACAATGGAAGAACTGATAAAGCTAAGTTTCAAAGTGTATTTAAACGACCTACTTATTTTGTTGGCTATCCATTTAGCTTAAATTTTATCTATTCTGAAAATATGCTTAATTATCAGTTGATAAGAAAGGAAACTACTAAAGACATTAACGGAACTACCATAGCGACCACTTCGGATAATTTATTTGTAGCTGAACGATTCTTTGCAAATAGAATAATGTTAAAACAAGGATATACTAGCAACGTGAAAACGATTGATTTTTGGATTGAAACGGGTGCAGCAACTGATCAAAGAACTTGGACAGGTGTCGATACTTATGCAGAAGAAGGATATGGAAAAGGGTTCGGAGTTAGAGAAGTGATAAGAACTAATACAGGATTAAGACCATGATAGTAACAGAGATAAAAACAATTAAAATAGATAGGGAATGTAAAGACAATCCTATATTTATTTCATGGATAAACACATATGGAGGTCGTGAACATTGGCTATTTCACAAGGTGCAAACAAAAGGATTAGTTACTCAAAACGCTGGTAACTTTGAAGCGTATATTTCAGACTTAGCAAATTCACGTGGTCAAATAACGGATATATCTAAGAATGCTACACCTTTGTTAATTGTAAATGCTACAGTTGACATTGAAGATATAGAAGGGATAAAAACAATGTTGTATTCACCTTGCGTTGAGATGTTAGTTTCTGGAAGTCCTATTAAATGGAATACCGTTCACCCACAAGTAGGATCATTCAAATTGTACGATACAACGGATATGAAAGCAACTATACAAATCACTTTAGAGTTACCATACATTAACATACAAGCATAATGAACGAGCTATTTATTAATGGTAAGAGAGCAGATTTAAGCGACTTAACGAATGTAGGTGTAACATTTTGTGCTAATAATATAGGGGAGCTTCAGAATAGACAGGGTAACTTTACAAATACTTTCAAAATACCGTTAACAAAGACTAATAAAGAGATATTAGAATGGTCGCATTTGCAGACTTCATCTAGTTTAATACCTTATAAAAAGAATAAAGCAACTTATATTCAAAATGGTATTGAAATAATTAGTGATGGAGTTGCAGAAATTCAATCTACTGATAACGATTTTTTTTATGTTAATGTTTATTCGGGTAATTTAGATTTAATCGAAGCAATTGGAGGTTTAACCGTTGGTGAGCTATACGCAAGTGATACTGTGTATAATTGGAACATGGTAAACAATAGGGATAAAAGAGATGGAAGCGACTACTATATTTATCCTTTAATTGACTGGAGAGCTGATGTAGATACTTTCTTTACAACGTCTACAATTGATGTGCGTGAAATGTTACCTACGGCAATAGTGCATAAAATGTTCACTAGATTGAGTAATAAAATAGGTTATGCTTTTACGGGTAATTATTTGACTAGTCAAGACCATTTGAATATGGTATTAACTCCAGATTCGTTTAGTATTCCTGCAAGTGATAAAGAAAAAACTAGTAATAAATTAACAAGCCCTTCAGTAACGGGAGGTGCTTTTATTTCTTCGGGTTCTTCGGTTCAATATGTTTACTATTATCCAACTTTCAGAAATGAGAACAATTTAGCGGATTATTCATTTGGAATATTCAAGCCAACAACAAATAAAGTTGGTTCTTTGAAATTTTCGGGAATGTATCAAATAAAGTATGAAACAAATGATTTACATTCAAACGAGAATACTAAAGATGTATTTATAAAGACTAGGATAATTGATGACTTAGGAAATGAACATGGAGCAACTACAACAAGTGCTTATACTTTTGATAGGAATACTATTTTAACCGACCCAATAACTATAGAAGTTGAAAGCCACGAAATGACATTTTTATCGGCAAGACAATATAAGATTGAAATTGTTTGTGAGGTTCAGCAAAAAAATGTTTCAATGGATTTTCATTTGTATGAATACAAGACAATTATTCAAAATCCTATAGGCATCTCAAACTTAGGTGCTTTTCCTCACTTCATGGAATTTACACCAGTTCCAAAAATAGCATTTGGCACACCTTTAGACTTCACAAAGATTTTCAAAATGAAAGTAATAGATGTTTTAAAAGACATCTTAAATATGGAAGCAATAATTATCCAAACAAATAATTATACAAAAACTATTCAGTTTAATAAATTTGAAGATGTCGTATTGAATAAACCAATTGCGAAGAAATGGAGTGATAAAATTCAGTTCAATAAATCAATGGGTTTCACGTTTGGGAATTATGCCCGTAGAAACAACTTGAAATTCAAGACTGATTCATACGAAAATGGTATTATTTGGCTAAGTGATGAAACTTTAGAAGCTGAAAAGGATATGATTAAGCTAAACCATGACCCAACATTCCAATATCAACGCTTTAATGCTTATAAGATACCAACTATTGATGGATTAAAGGATATTAACAATGAGTGGTTAAGTCCAACTTACAGGTTATTACAGTTGAAGATTCAAAATACTACATTTAACACTAATTATATAGATGGGACAACAACAACGGTTGTAAATAATTATTTGCCATTTTGCGAGTTCTATAATTTTGACAGGTTAATCGGTGATAATTACAACGCTATTAGTAATATTTTAAGGTCACCAAAAGTATTGAAAATAATAGCTAATTTAGATGTAACAGATATTAGTGATTTGGATTTCAGCATACCGATTGATATACAAAGACCCGACTTAAATTTAAGTGGTTATTTTTACATAAATAAAATAGAAAACTACAAAGGTGGCTTGACAAGTTGCGAAATTATAGAGATATGAGCGAAGATAAAACAATATTATTAAGTATCAAATTAGATACTGGAGACTTAAAAAAGAATAGCGAAGTAGCTGCTGCAAAGATTTTAGATTTAAAGAAAAGACAATCTGAACTAGATAAGACAACTAAAGAAGGTGCTTTAGCATATGCGAAGTTGGGAGCTGAAATTAAGGCACAAAATCATATATTAACACAATCTAGTAAAGCAATTGAAATAAATGAGCGACTAGGCAATAAACAAAATCTAAGTTTAAAAGAACAGGCTGAATTATTAAGTGCTGGGAAGGTAGCGTTAAGGAATTTGACATCTGAACAAATATCAAATACTGATGCAGGTAAACAATTAAACAAAGAAGTAAGTGATCTAAATGAAAGTTTAAAGAAGTCTGAAAAAGCGTATGGAGACAACCAAAGAGATGTAGGTAATTACGGAACTTCATTAGCTGATTTAAAACGTGAATTAAAGACGTTGAAAGGTGAAATGGTAGGATTGGATGCAGGTTCAGAAAAATACCAAGAAGCGAGTGAAAAAGCTGGTAAGTTAGGCGATAAAATCAAAGAAGTAAACGAAAATGTTAAGGCTTCTAGTGGTGGCACAGGATTTGAAAAGTTATCCAACAATTTAGGGCTAGTTCAGGATGACTTAATGAATATGGACTTTGCAGGAGTTTCTGAAAAGATGAAGCAAATGGCGGTTATTTCTAGAGGAATGACATTTAAGGAAGTTATCGGAGGTTTAAAAGATATGGGTTCTGGTTTACTTTCTTTAGGTAAAGCAATTTTAGCGAATCCTTTATTCTTAATGGTAGGCGTTATCATTGGAATAGTAGGAGCATTGAAATTATGGAGTGATTCCGTTAATGAGAAGGCGGTTAAGGCAACTGACAACCATACGAATGCAATACAAAGAAATATTGATAAGATGATAGCTCAAAATGAAAAAAGAGCTGAAATTGCAGGATTGGAACTTGAATTGATGAAATTGCAAGGTAAAAGCGAGAAAGAGATAGGTGAAGCAAGATTAAAAGAGTATGATAGAGAGCAAAATGAAAGGTTAGCAACCCTACATAGTTATGCGGATAAAGATAAATTTTTAAGAGGTAAATTTGCACAAGCTGAAGGAGAAGATAGAAAAAAAGAATTAAATGATAAAATAAAAGATAATTTACAAAATTTCACTGAATTAGAGAAAACATTTAACGGTTGGAGAGAAAAAAGGGTAAAACTTGAAACTGAAACAAATACGGCTATTCGTGAAGAAAATAAAAAGGCAAGTGATAAAGCAATAGCAGATGCAAAAGAAACGGCACAAAAAATATTAGATGCTCAAAATAAACTTATAGAATTGCAATTATCAAATGAAGAACTTTCAAATGAGAATAGAGCAAAATTAATAGAAGCTAGGTACAAAATATCCATTGATGCGGCTGGTACAAATATGGATGAAATAATATTTTTAGAGCAAGAGAAAAACAAAGAATTAGATGCCTTAGATAAGTTAATGCAAGAAGATGCTTTAATACGTCAAAAAGAAGCATTCAAAAAAGAAATGATAAATGTAAAAGCTAATTCAGAATTAGGAATAGAATTAGCTGAAAAAAATCAACTTGAAATTCAAAAGATAAATATTGATTTTGATAATAAGAAAAAAGACCGTGATACAGAAACTGCAAATGCACTTGAGGAAAATGGTAAAATTACGGTTGAAATAGAACGCAAAACAAAGAACGAAATACTTTCTATAAATGCTGAATTGAATTATTTAAAAGAAGTAGGTACTGCAAACGAAGTAAAAGCATTCCAAGACTTACAAGATACAAAGATTCAAATATTAAAAGATAATGCAGAAAAAGAGATTAAGTTAGGTATTCAAACTAAAGAATTAATCAATGCAAATTTGGCTCTAGATGTTAAGAAAGTAGAGGATGAGAAAGCAAGTTATAAGGTTAAAAAAATAGAAGAAGTAGGGAAAATAGAATTTACCGAAGAACAAAAAGTAATTCAAAAGAAAGCCGTAGCAACTTTAAACGGTGCTGAACAATTAGCAGGAGCAATTTCACAGATACAACAAAATAGGTTAGCAAATGAGTTAATAGCAGAGCAAAATAAGAACGATGAAAATCAAAAGAATTTACAAGCTCAATTGGATGCTGGTTTAATTTCTGAAGCTGAATTTAAATCTAAAAAGAGTGATTTGGATGCTAAATTTAGAGCTGAAGAAAGTAAACTGAAACGTGAAGCATTTGAGAAGGAAAAAGCAGCGGCAATAATTAAATCAATTATTAACACGGCGGTTGGTGTTACGGCTGCAGCCCCTGTAATTCCTTTAATGATTTTAACTGGTGTTTTGGGAGCAGTTGAAACGGGTTTAATAGCTGCACAACCTACTCCGAAATTTGCTAAAGGTGGTGTATTTGGAGGTTCATCACACGCAAACGGTGGTACTAAGGGAGTGTTTAGTGATGGTACACAAATCGAAGTTGAACGAGATGAGAATTTCTACATTTTAAATAAAAACGCTTCAAGACATATAAACGGATTAAGCAACCTTAACCAACAATTTGGTGGTATTCCGTTAATGGCAAACGGTGGTGCTGTTACAAGTTCTGGAATTATGGCAAGTAATATTACAAATGGAGTAGATGCGAATTTAAACGCACAGAACCAATTATTGAGAATGATTGAAATGATGCCGAAGCCCGTTGTAATTGTGCAAGATATAAACGATGCTCAAGGTAATTTAGCAAGTGTGGAAAATAGAGCGAATTTTTAACTAACTTTATATATGTCAATAAAATTACTCGAAAAATTACATGATAGCGGAGAGCTTCATGACTTATTGCGTTCAGGTCTTATATCCGTTAACGTGTTAACTTGGTTTAAAATTTACAAAGCATTCCAATTTCAGATGGAAAAGGGAGTTAAAAAAACTCAATCTATTACAGATGTTTCAGATGTATTCGGAGTGAGTGAAAGAATAGTGTACAGAATAATTAAACGATTTGAACAATGAAGATTTACAAAAAAGGGAATTACATTTACTTAGTGAATGCAAGTGGGGATATTAAACAAGACCACGCTAACGAGGTTAAGATTACCAAAACAAATATATCAAATGAAACGTATAGTATCTATTCAGATGACTTAGGTGTAAACAATGTAACATTTAGTGAATTAACTCAAGAGAATGGAACGGCTTATGCTAGTGTTCAAGCTTTTGAACTTTGGTACGCTGAAAATACGGGTTTTAATGCGGCTTCGGGAGGTAGCGGAGCAGGAA